TGTGAGAACTTATACACGCATAAAATTGGGGATTCTTAATGACATTATCTATGATCAACTTCCATCGTTTACGTCCGTTGAATTCTTCTAGTGTATCATAGCTCATGAAATCGTTCTCATCATGGGTTTTACGAATAGGTTGATTGTTCATCTTTTTGATTTGTGTTTTGTGTTTTTCTTCGTAAAACTTACGAATTTGTGTTTGTTGTTCTGATCGATTGTAATTGACAAAGAATATGAATACGTTATATTCTAGGTCAACTGTTGGGCTTTCTTTATGTATAAATTTGAATTCTGTATATTCACCATTTTTTAGTGACACGACACCACGTGTCTCTTCTTCTAATTCTCGTAGGGCACACCTCAAGGGGTTGTAAATTTCCCGTCTTCTACACCCACCCGTTACGAAAATCCAATCTTTAAATCTCCAGTCTCTTACTGTGAGAAATCTCGGTTTCCCATCGGTAAAAGTAACCGGTACTGCAATCGCTTTGTACTTCTTCATTGCGCATTCGCAAGTTATAATAAGTGGATATGATTATTCTTCGGATTTTTCATCCACCTCATCGATATCTTCAAGCTTCTTTTCAGGTACAGGAACTGGAGCAGAAACTGGCTCTGGGGGTGGAGCTAAGTGTCGAACGACCTGGGCTGAGAAACCTTTAAAATTGTCAATATCCTGTTTAGCCTTGTTTAACTCTTTAAACATGTAAATCATACCAATTGCAAAAACAATCGCTGCAACGATGAGTAGGGTGTCTTTATTGACTGGAACCATTTATAAAAGAAAATGTCATTTTCTTTTTAAGCTTTCTACATCACGGCACCCATCTTAGTCTTACCAGCGGTGGGGCATTCATACGGGCTCTGGGCAAATTGAACGGCTTCGTAATGCGCATTTTCACACGATTTGCTTGTTGGTTGTGTGGGTTGACCAACAAACTTTTCGAGTGTCCTGGAGTTAGGATCGTACGTCAATACAAAAACGATGGCAAGTAGGAAGACAACCTTCCACAACATCTTTATTAATTAGTTAGAATATAATAGACCACCCATACCATTTTCAATGCGAAGCACATTGTAGTTTACGGCATAGAGGTTGTCGTCTGAGTCTTTGGTATCGTTGATGATACGAGCCGAATCAAGACGGGAGAAGTTTAGGCTGCCAGTAGGCTGAAGCTTACCAGCATCGAGGCAGAATGGGTAGAAGAACAGAGTCTTGGCTGTTCCTAAAGACGAGTTAGTGGCGTGATAATACGAAGTTACGGTGGAGAAGTTGGGATCAGCAAATTTGTAATCAGCAACATCGGTACCATTGATTTGAAGCTTGAGCTTGTTGTTATCATGGAGAATCTCCAAAGCAGACGCCTTACCGGCGGCGATGTACTTCACGGGGTGGTTGAAGTTGAGCTCCTGGATCTTGGAAGTGGAGGCAACCGACTTCTGCACCTGGGTGATGAGCATGTTCTGGGGCTGGGAAGCGAACACTTCACGTTCATCAGTGTCAAGGTAGGCGTAGTTGGTGAAAACATCCCACTTGTCAGTAGCCGCCGCGGAGCCCCAAGTGATGCGAAGCTCGACATCGTGATATTGGAGTGAAATGAGAGGGATGGCGGTCTGCCAGTTTTCACAGAAAGCAAACCTGAGGGGGTAGAACCTGTAGGCTGTACCGCCGTTGACCAGATCAGCCGAAGGTGATTTGGAAGCGGTGGTCGCAGAAAGACGGGGCGCAACCAGGGTAGAGTAGGTGGAATCCTGTTCATCAATCACCTGACCCCCCACAAGGAGTTCAACCTTGGAAATTTTTGTTAACCAATCGGCTTGAGAGTAAGGCATGGTCTTGACACCATTATTGGGGACGAGATAGACATATCCGAGCATATCACCCTTGCGCTCGAAGCGGACGGTGGACATACCACCATTCGCGACATTGCCTTGAATGACCTGACGCTCGACAGTTTGGGAAAAGTTTGTGTGACGTTTGTAGGTGGAGCGGAAGAAGCTCACCTCGGGCTGACCGACGAGGTGTACATCCTGAGCACCGACGGCTACGAGTTGGGCAATACCACCAGACATTTTATAATATAGTGAGAGTTTATTTTTAAGCTCGAGGATTACCCGATTAAAGAATAAAGAAATTGATATATAAATGGAGTATGTTCATGTCATAGACAATTTAATACCACTCGAATTTTGTAATCATGTGATTGACAAATTTGACAAACACCCTGGTAAATTCCCAGGAAAAATGGGAGTAGTAGATGATGGTCGTGTCGAACCCATGATAAAAAAATGTACAGATTTTCACCCAAGTCATCACGAGGATTGGCGTGTTGAAGAAGAACAACTAGAAAAATATGTAGGTGTAGGTATTGTCAAATATTTAGAACATTTAAACGATAAAATATTTAACGGAAACTTTAGAATTTTAAGAGAAATGTTTGGACATGAAAATGCCTTAGACCCAACAGGATTTCAAATACAAAAATATGTACCAGGTGGGTATTTCAAATGGCATATAGACGACGCTCCAACACAGAAAAGATTATTAGCTTATATTGTTTATTTAAATACCCTCAACGAAGAAGATGGGGGTAAAACTCTATTTCTTAATGGTAAAAGTATAACACCTAAAGCTGGAAGTATATTAATTTTCCCTTCGACGTGGACATATACTCACAGTGGAGAAACTTTAATAAAAGGATCTAAATATATCATCACCGGTTTTTTAAATGAACGTTTGCCTTAAATTAGTAACACTGAATTAATTAGACTAGCGGTATAAACAGCATTCGATTGATCAGTAATAGCACCATCAATGGTAAGATATCTTATTTCGTGTAAAGGTCGTGTTTGATCCGTATCTTCCCATTGCACTTGTCCATTTGCATCTAATAAATCCATAGTCTCTTGTACTACATTAGAAGTGTATCCAGTAAAATTTTCAAGATTGTTTTCATATTTCTTTTTGTGTAAAAGATAATGGAATGTTCTTGTGTGTGTGGTATATACTGGTTCACCAATAACGAAAGTGTTTGAATATTTTTCAGTATCTAATTCATCCGTTTTAAATTCGACAGGTTCTTCCACTTCGATCAATTGTTCTAATGTTACAACATTGGATGTTTTGTTTTTGTTTTCATATGCATTATGATACGTTTCCACTCCGGTTGTTTTATAATCACTAGCTAAGTTTGAATAGGCCATTTCAGTAACCACTTCTTTATTAACTGTTTTAATCCAATACGTTTTATTTTGAAGTTGTCTAATCTTCTGTTTAATGGGAACAGTTTGAAGTGTGAAATCACAATTAACGACGGATTTTGCCAACGTATGATTCATACAAATATTAGAATTTTGTACCATACCATACCCAACAACATTAGATGTCGTGATATAGTCACCAACTTGTATATTCGAACCCGTGTTAATTACCCAAACATTAGCTAAACCACTATGTTCGATTAAAATTTCGTAATTATCTGAGTCTGTTTTTATATCCGAAATTACACCATGCACAGTTTTATCGTTCTCTGTATTCGTAAGTTGTATATTTTCATTACGTCTGGAAACGATCATATGATGATAATCTTGAACGTTTGAATATAATTCGACTGGGACATTTGTCTTGTAACGAGGGAGTTCGTTGTATAGTTCACGTATAGATTTAATCAGATACGGGATTAAAGAGTTATAATTTACAGTTGCCGGGTTCAATGCCCCCCAACCCGCTGAATCATAATCCGGGTCAACTCGTGGATCATCCGGATCAGGATCGGATGGTTTCGTCTCATCTGGGTTGGCATCCTCAGGAAGATTTACGATATACCTTAGTTCCGGTGCGTCATACCAAATATCTTGTGCGATGAGACCAGCTTCAGTCATCCCACTTTTTTCTAAATATGTTCGTTTGATCCACCCATCTTCAACATCATTCCATACGTAACCTTCCTTTTTATCATCAGTTGTATTTGCCCAGGTTTCGGGTTCGATTATATCATTCTCATAGCTTATTTTATCATATTTTTGTGGTTTGAGTTTAAATAACGTTTTTATAGCATTTTTTATATGACTTTCATTGTATTTTATGCGATCGTCTGAATTAGGATTGAAGGCGTTTGCGTAGAGTTGAGAGTTAAATTGAGCAGCTCCACTATTATGGATCCTTAGTCGGGTCGAGTCACCCGAAAATAGGGGTGTCCCCGAGGATGTATATATTGCCATGGTTTGTCCATTACCTCGTTTATGGAAAATACCATCATTAAAAATCGATGTATTACCTGCGTTACTACGAAATTGAGCAATTGGTTGGCCGTCGGCGCCGCTGGGGTTGACAACAGATAACATCGGGGCGGAGCTCATAGTACGGCCACTCTGGCTGTTGCTGTAGTTGGCTCTAATGGATAAATAACCATTTGCGTTCACACCGATTCCGACGAACCTGTCGCTATCTATGGTCATTGCGGTGCCACCATCGGTGGCAAATACGATTGTATCATTCGACGAAAACCCAAAGTAGGTGTTGTTATCGCTATAATGATAAATATATTGGGATATATATACATCGCTGTAAAACTGCGTGTTGGTCGCATTGATACCGATCTTGTGGCTCCCCCCAGCGTACAATCCTATAGTATTATCCGTGAACCGAATATAGGTATCGTTATCATCCCTATGATAGATATACTCAGGTACATACAGTCCACCGATAAAGGATATATCACCATTGTCAACAATATTCATGGCAGCAGTCTGGTCCCTCGTACCAAATGTAATACCCCCGGTCATGTTTCGCATGGTGATTAATTTACTGGAACTTGAACTGTGTGCTATATAAAAACCCATACCAGCCGCAGGATTGCCTGAGTTCGTGGTCGTCCCGTCCCAAGTATTATCCACAAAAACAAGACCACAGTTAAATGCGTTCGTATCACAGTCGTCTTGACTGGAATCAGCTATAGCAATTCGACCGTCAGTACCTGAAGCGTGTAGAGTGGATTTTGGATTATTCGTCCCGATCCCGACGTTCCCCTGAAACGTGTTGATATTTGTCATGGAGAACTTGTTATTATAACTCCACAATTTTTTTAGCAGTCTGGGACGCTCCTAAAAAAATGGTTTTAGAAAGTTTTGGATGTATAGTTTAATAGCCGAATGTAGCTAGTGCGTCACCATTATGGGCAATTGCGTGTACTCCACCACCTGAGGTTGGTGACATATATTCAACAAAAACGTGAACATTACCAGAAACCGCCATAGCTCCTGAAGTGTATAGCGCAACTGTATTAGCTGTAGTGCTTACATTTGACGCCCATGGTGTAGCATTATCAGTTGTACCAAAAATAGTTTGATTACCCACCGAAATTACATTACTACCAGAGTTGATACTCCCCGCTTGGGAACCACCATTTACATCGAGTAATATTGTACTCACGTGCTCATTTCTATCAACAAGGGTAGCTGTAATTTTTGCATGGAATATATTGGAAGTAAAGTGGATGTTTGTTGTGGGGGATACACTCGCAGGCATACTATTCGATAAACTGTACGTCTTTCGCCCCAGACCCCCAGTATTGGTGATGAGACCCCCAGTGACATAGGCGCGTTCCCCGACGTACACATCCTTCGCAATACCGACACCACCAGCTGCCTTGAGAGCACCTGTAGTTGATGATGTCGCCTCCGTTGCATCTGTTAGGGTCACCACACCACCAACATTTAGGGTTGTGGTGATCTGTGCATCACCTGTCACAGTCAGCTTTGCCGCTGGGTCAGTAGCTCCGATTCCCACATTTCCCGCTGTATAATTTAATGCGTCTGGACTCGTTTCAATGGTCCATGGTGTGCTTACAAATGGATTACCATCTTCTCGGAAAGTACCTGTGAAGTTGATATCACCATCAACATCGAGGGTGTAAGCGGGTGTTGCTTTATTAATACCAACACGATCTGTTGTAGAGTTTACCACTAATATAGAAGTATCTACCTTGAGATCACCACCAACATTCAGGTTTTCTTGGGTACTGATACCACCAGCAACCTTGAGGGCACCTGTTGTAGCTGAGGTTGAAGTAGTTGTATCTGCTAAGGTCACCACACCCGAGGCGTTTAGGGTAGTTATAGCCGCTGCATTAGACCCAGCTAGAGTACCATATACATTGGTCCCTGAAATGGTAGCACCCTTCACCATAGCAGAGGCTGTTAGGGTAGTCACAGCTGCTGTATTAGCCCCAGCTAGGGTACCATATATATTGGTACCTGAAATAGTAGCACCCTTTACCATACCGGAGGCGGTTAGGGTAGTCACGGCTGCTGTATTAGCTCCAGCTAGGGTACCATATACATTTGTCCCTGAAATGGTAGCACCCTTTACCATACCAGATGCAGTTAGGGTAGTCACAGCTGCTGTATTAGCCCCAGCTAGGGTACCATATACGTTAGTCCCCGAAATGGTAGCACCCTTTACCATACCGGAGGCGGTTAGGGTAGTAACAGCTGCTGTATTAGCTCCAGCTAGGGTACCATATACATTGGTGCCCGAAATGGTAGCACCCTTTACCATACCGGAGGCGGTTAGGGTAGTCACGGCTGCTGTATTAGCCCCAGCTAGGGTACCATATACATTGGTGCCCGAAATGGTAGCACCCTTTACCATAGCAGAGGCAGTAACACTAGTCGCCGTGACATCTTCGAAGCTGGCGTGTTGACCAACAATCTTTTTCGCGATACCCAAACCACCGGCGACAATGAGTGCACCTGTTGTTGTTGTAGTGGCATCGGTTGTAGAACCCACATAAACATTACCAACCGCATGAAGATTTGCATCGGGTGAGTCAGTATCTAAACCAATCCTACTCGTAGAGGCGTCAACATATAGAGTGTTGGTATTTACATAGAAATCACCACCACTCGTAATTCTGGCTTTTTCAGTGTTATTTATTTTGAAACTAACATTTTGACCAGACTTCGCATTAAGATGTGTTGTACCAGCAGCTGATTGTTTAATTGCATAGTTTGTTGTAGTGTTATTGTCAACATGTGCAAAAGAAGCATGGTCACTTTGACCCATAAAACCTATCGCGGAACGTCCAATATATGAGGTTTCATCCGCATCATATCCCGCATAAATATTACTCGTATGAATGTTAGCAGCTACACCGAGACCACCAGCAACAATCAGAGCACCCGTAGTTTTAGACGAAGAGACGGTTGTATCTGTGATATTGACATCACCAGCAACTTGAAGCTTTGAAGTTGGATCCGCCTCTGCAATACCAATATTTCCATTTGATTTAAAAACCATATAATTATCCCCATTTATGGCATCATTTTGATCTTGGTGTGCAATTTTTAAAGAATCCGTGTTGGCATTGTGAGCTATTCTCCAACCATACCGTGTTGATTCGGTTAATTTAATACCAGATTCGGTTACGGGAGAACCACCAGATCCGGATCTAAGACGTATGAACGCATCATGGTCACCACTTACTGCTGCTATATCTAAAAGTTCACTCGGAGTCTTAGTGCCAATTCCCACGTTCGAAGTCAATGTATTTACAAATAGATTTGCAGTACCAACTTCAAGATTTGATGATATGTGTGCGTTTGAACCAACATTTAGATTTTTTTGAGTACTGATACCACCAGCAACCTTTAGGGCACCAGTAGTTGCATTGGTCGAAGTCGTAGTGTCGGTAATGTTAACACTATCGGCCTCAACATCCTCAAAGTTAGCGTGTAAAGCATGAATATTCTTAGAAATACCCACACCACCTGTGACAATTAGGGCACCAGTTGTTTTAGACGAGGCATCTGTGGCTGAGATTACCTTAGCAACCGCACCAACATTCAAGTTTTCTTGCGTACTAATACCACCAACAACCTTTAGGGCACCAGTAGTTGCGGAGGATGAAGTAGTATTATCAGTGATAGTAACACTATCGGCCTCAACATCCTCAAAATTAGCGTGTAAAGCATGAATGTTCTTCGAAATACCCACACCACCAGTGACAATTAGGGCACCAGTGGTTTTAGACGAGGCATCTGTGGCTGAGATTACCTTAGCAACCGCACCAACGTTCAAGTTTTCTTGGGTACTGATACCACCCACAACCTTTAGGGCACCCGTGGTTGCTGAAGTGGATGTAGTGTTATCAGTGATAGTGACACTATCAGCCTCAACATCCTCAAGGTTGGCGTGTGTGGCGTGAATATCACCCACCACACCCAAACCACCACCTATGGTCACCGCACCGGTGGTTTTAGATGAAGATGCAGTTGTACTCGTAACTCCTAGAGTACCATTTATATTAACTGCGATTGCGTTTGATGTATTCATAATAACTGGAGAATTATTAGCACTACTGAGAGTATGACCAATTTCAAGGTTGGATGTGGAGAAATCATAAATCACAGCGACATTACCTTTATTCCCACTTGTTAGGGGATTATTCATAAGTATACCGGTGTCCAAACCAGATGTATTACCCTTACCAAGTTCAATTATAGGATCTTGAACCACAAGATTGTTTGCATTAATAACCGTTGTATTTCCTGTAACGACTAAATTACCGGTTAATGTGAGGTTACCACAATGAACGTTTCCGGCTACACCTAAACCACCAGCAACCTTGAGTGCACCAGTTGTTTGGTTGTAAGATAATGTAGTGTCTGTAATGTCTACACTATCAGCTTCGACATCTTCAAAATTAGCGTTTAAAGCATGAATATTCTTAGAAATACCCACACCACCGGTGACAATTAGAGCACCAGTGGTTTTAGAAGATGCATCTGTGGCGGATAACACCTTAGCAACAGCTCCAACATTCAGGTTTTCTTGAGTACTGATACCACCCGCAACTTGTAGGGCACCCGTAGTAGCCGAGGTTGAAGTAGTAGTACCACCAACATTCAAATTTTCTTGAGTACTGATACCACCTACAACCTTTAGGGCACCTGTAGTTGCGGAGGATGAAGTAGTAGTGTCTAAAATGACTACGCTATTTGAGACAACATCTTCAACGAAAACATTCTTACCATGAATATTTTTAGAAATACCCACACCACCAGTGACAATTAGGGCACCAGTGGTTTTAGAAGTAGAATCAGTTGCAGATAATACCTTTGTGACGGCCCCAACATTTAAGTTTTCTTCGGTACTGATACCACCGGCAACCTTAAGGGCACCAGTTGTAGCAGAGGTTGAAGTCGTAGTATCAGTGATACCAACTCCACCAGAAACGACTAAAACATTTGTACCATAATCATCAACGTAGAGATTCGAACCGACACTCAAAGTATGAGAAGCTAGAGCATTTGATATACCCACATTACCAGAAGTAACAAATGCAACAGCGTTATTATAAAAAATCATAGAATTCGAAGTGACATTACCTTGTGTTGTTGAATTTTGAAGACTCACATCTGAAATTAGTGTTGATGCAGGTTCTCCAGACTCTACCATCTCTTTTGTATTTCGATTATACATCATCAATACAATTTCATTTTTCTCAGCATATGTATCATCAAAACGAACTGGTGTAATGTATACAGCCCCTCCTTCTGTAGCATCAACCGCGGTATTACTCGCATTTAGGACTATCGAGTTTTCACCCTGGTCTTCTTGGGCATGGCGACCAAACCTAATTTTGGTTGACCTCTCAACGGTCGGTAAGGTCTTGACCATTTAGTATAAGGTTGTATTTTAATTTGCGTAAAGTAAACCAGCCATACCATTTTCCACTCTCAATATGTTGTAATTTACTGCATAAATTGGGTCATTAATGTTCATAGACTCACTCATGATAGTAGCTGACGATACACGGCTGAAATTGAGTGTGCCTGTGGGCTGTAAGCTGGATGTTGAGAGGCAGAAACAATAAAGAAAGAAATCTGGAGAAGTTACGAAGTTTGTGTGATAATAACTCGTGACGTCTATAAAATGTGGTTTACCCCACTTATAGTTACTTACATCGAGACCATTTATGTTTAATTTAACTTTGTTTGTGGGAGATGTGAGGGCACCGTCGGTTGTTGTATCGGAGGATGCTAAATATTTTACTGGGTGATTAAACGTAAGTTCTTGAACTAAAGTACCTGAAGCAATATTTTTTTGGACTTGTGTTATGAGGAGATCATGTTTTCTAGATGCAACCTGACCACGTTCTTCGTTGTCGAGGTAATAATAATTCGCGAAACATTCAACGTTATAATTGGAAGCTGCTGTAGCCCAATGGATCCTAATTTCAACATTATGATAGTTTAGGGCTACAAGGGGTAGAGCGCATTGTGGACCCTCACAGAAAAAGAATCTGAGAGGGTAAAAAAACGAGCGCGCAGAAATACCCGGGTGTGTACCGTTCGCACTCCTAGATACATTTTGTGCAAATGTATCTATGGCAATCTTCTCTGTGAAAATTGCATCTTGTGTGTCAATAACGGAACCACCTATTAAAAGCTCAACTTTATCAATAATGGTGTCCCATCGTTGAATATCGAGGGCTTGGGTTTTGTCATCAAGTGTAAAATACACATAACTGAGAAGATCACCAGATCTCTCAAATTGGATGCTAGACATAGAATTGTTTTTCACCGCTCCGTGGATGGTTTGTTTTTCAACGGATTGTGAAAAATTAGCATGGCGTTTGAATGTTGAACTGAAGAAAGATATTTCAGGATTACCCATGATATATTTATCCTGGGCACCTATAGCAATCAATTGAACAACACCGGCAGACATGGTAATACTAATTTAAGGGGAGAAAAATTACAGGTTGGGTTTTCTACAGACGAAACGAAGGACTAAAAAATTATTTTCAGCGGGATTTGGTGGTGTTATAAGAACACCACTTTGATTGCGAATACTGATAGTGAGACGAT